GATCTTTAGAATTAAATTGATTATGATTTCGACAAATCAGGCCCTTGTGCCAATTATTCAAGACCTTCGGGTTATTGCACTTGCTTAATATGAAAAGTAATCTAATACCAGTTGAAGGTGAGAATTATCTTTATAGAGATCCTCAAACTAATGCTATCGTTAATACTAATATATCTGGATATGAGTCTTACATATCCAGGAGAGACTTTCAAGAAAATGAAAAAAAGCGACTTGATAACTTAGAATCTGAAATTGGTGAAATCAAATCCTTACTTAAAGCCTTAGCAGAGAGAAGTATCTAATGGCACAACATTCTTTTGTCTTCGACACAGATGCGGGAGTAGCGCAAGGTGTTAATTTAAAAATTAATACTGGATCGACTTTGGTGGATGGTTTTACTATTACTCGTCCTAATGGATCTGCATTTGATTTTACAGGATGGAGTGGATCTGCTCAAATGGCAAAGAGTGTTGCTGTAGGAGCAACTCTAGGTGCAAATAGAACTTTTAACGTTGGATTTACAAGTGCTGCAGGTGGGAAGTTTAATGTATCTTTAGCAGCAACGCAAACGACTGATTTGAGTGCTGGGAGATATGTTTGGAACCTTTTAATGACAGGGGATACTGAAACTGAAACAATATTAACTACTGCTATTTCTGCGGGATCTACCGCTGGAATAGGAACTACCGCATTTACTATTAACTCAAAAACTAATGTGGCTGTTGGTGATTCTGTTACTTTCTCTACTCTAAAGAATTCTCCAGTTGTTGGAGTAAGAACTAATACTAATGTAATTGAAGTTGGTTCTGGTAATACAGCATCATCACAGATAATGCCAGGAACCGCAGTAACATTTACTAGAGCTGGAACTGCTTCGACAATATTTAATGTCGCAGAAGGAACTCTTACGGTGGTGGCAGGTATTTCTTCAACCCCATAAATATATCAAGGGTAATTGTATAAATGGCTCAACCATTAAGTAGATCAGATTTCAAAACATATTGTTTAAGACAGTTGGGTGCTCCTGTATTGGAGATTAACCTGGCATCGGAGCAATGTGAAGATTTGATTGATGATGCTCTCCAGATGTTTCAGGAAAGAACTTTTGATGGTGCAGCCCAGACATATTTAAAATATAAGATTCGTCAGGGCGATATTGATAGAGGAAAAGGTCCTGGTGCTACGGGCGTAGTAGGAATTACGACTACTACTGCTACATCTACAGTAGGTATAACAAGTACCTTCTCTTATGAAGAAAATAATAATTTCTTACAAGTTCCACCTGAAGTTTTGGGTGTAACAAAAATCTTCCATTTTGACGGGAGTAACACTATAACCAATAATATGTTCAGTGTTAAGTATCAGTTATTCCTGAATGATATCTATTATTGGGGTTCTACGGAACTTTTAAGTTATGCAATGACTAAAACGTATTTGGAAGATATTAATTTTCTTTTAACTACGGAAAAACAAATAAGATTTAATAAGAGGCAAGATAGGTTATATTTGGATATAGATTGGGATAGTGTTAGCGAAGGAGATTGGTTAATTCTTGACTGTTATCGTCTTTTAGATCCTAGTGATTATGGTAGAGTTTGGAATTCTCAATTCTTGAAGCAATATGCTACTGCTTTGATGAAGAGACAGTGGGGTCAAAATCTTCTAAAATTTGGAGGGGTTAAATTACCTGGAGGAATAGAGTTAAACGGTAGGCAAATTTATGATGATGGACAAAAAGACATTGATATACTTATGGAAAGAATGTCCAGTACATATGAATTGCCACCTTTAGATATGGTGGGTTAGTGCTATGGCTCTTAATCCATACTTTCAACAAGGTGCAACAAGTGAACAGAATCTTGTTCAGGATTTAATTAATGAACAACTACGCATGTATGGCGTAGAAATATATTATTTACCAAGACAGTATGTAACTAAAAATACTGTTATTAAAGAAGTAATTGAATCTAAATTCACCAATGCATATCCATTAGAAGCATATGTAGATACTTATGAGGGATATGAAGGTGTAGGGACTCTTTTATCTAAATTTGGAATTCAAGATCTTGATGATTTAGTCCTTATTATTTCTAAAGAGAGATATGAAGATTATATATCTCCACTTATCGAAAATATTCCTAATATAGAATTAACAACTAGACCAAGAGAAGGTGATTTAGTTTATTTCCCATTAGGAGATCGTTTATTTGAAATTAAGTTTGTAGAGCATGAAAAACCATTCTATCAACTTCAAAAGAATTATGTTTATGAGTTAAGATGTGAACTCTTCCGTTATGAGGATGAGGTTGTTGATGTTGGTGTTGATGAGGTTGATGATACTGTAATTGATAAGGGATATATTCAAACTCTTACTCTGGTAACAGATGCTGTTCAAGCAACTGCTATTACTGGAATTGTTACTGAAGGTGGATTGAGAAAGGTTACACTTAGTGATAGAGGATATAATTATGTTACTTCTACTACCACACAATATCCTCCTAGAGTCGCTATTTCTTCTGCACCTTCAGGAGGAGTTGATGCGGTTGGAATTGCAACATTGATTGATAATCTAATTAATTGTGATGGAGTATTAGATACCAAGGTTCAGGGAGTTGAAATAAGAAATCCTGGATACGGATATACAGTAGCTCCTGGTATTGGATTCATTCATAAGACGGGTGTAGGTGCTGCTGCAACAACTGTAATTGCTGATGGTACTCTTGGTATTGTAACTGTTACTGCAGGGGGTTCTGGGTATATTACAGAACCAGTTGTTACAGTTGCTGGTCCAGGAGTTGGTACCACTGCTACTGCAAGAGCAGTTATAAGTTCTGCTGGTATCGTTACTGCAATTAGATGGAAGGATGCTGGTATTGGATACACTGTTGGCGATACTCCAACTATTACTCTAAGTTCTCCTGATACTGCTGCATTTGGTGATTATGCTGTAGGTGAAACTGTTACAGGATCAGCAAGCAGTACAACAGGTGTTGTTAATAATTGGGATAAATCTACTGGAATTCTAGAACTTAAGATTGTTGACGGCACCTGGACGAAGGGTGAAGACATTGTTGGAGCTAATGCAACTAGAGAAGTCAGAGTTATAAACACTGATGATTTAGTCACTCCTTATGCAGATAATGATAATATTGAAACTGCTGCGGATGATATATTAGACTTCTCTCAGAAGAACCCATTTGGTGATCCCTAAATAGAGCTAATAGGTGTGTTAAGAAATGTTTGAATATTTTTATCACGAAATCTTAAGAAAAACCATCATTGCATTTGGTACTCTTTTTAATGGATTGGAGATCAAGCATAAGGATAGTGATGATGACACTACTAGTGTTATTAGAGTTCCATTAGCATATGGTCCAACTCAGAAGTTTTTAGCACGTCTTGAGCAATCTACCAATCTTAACAAGTCAGTTCAAATTACATTACCTAGAATGTCATTTGAATTTCAGGGATTGACTTATGATCCTACTAGGAAAGTAACAACTACTCAAACATTCCTTTCACCAGACAGTTCTACTAAGTCAACTGAAAAGAAAACTTATATGCCAGTTCCTTATAATATGCAATTTGAACTGAGCATAATGTGTAAGTTGAATGATGATGCATTACAAATTGTAGAGCAGATTGTTCCTTATTTTCAACCGGCATATTCTCTAGCTGTTGATCTTGTTAGAGAATATCACGATGGATGATCAATATGAAGGTGATTTTAGTACAAGAAGAGTATTGTTATACACTTTAAGATTTAGTGCTAAGACATATCTATTTGGACCTGTTTCTGGAACTACTACAGATATTATTAAGAAGGTCAGTATTGGATATATTGCTGCAGAATCCAGTGGTAAGAATTCTAGAACTGGTGGTAGAGATGTTACTTATTCAGTCACTCCACGGGCAACTAAGAATTATGATGGAATAATTGCTACTAATCTTACTAATGATATAAGTTTGACTGATCGTGTATTTGAGGTTAATTCTGGATCATCTCTTACAGCAGAGAAGTATATTGTTATTGATAATGAATCAATGTATGTTGATAAGATTAATGGTAATGAAATAACTGTTAATAGAGCCCAAGATGGAACAGCAGCAGCAACTCATGTAGCCGGTGCTGATATTGGCACTATAACTTCTGATGACAATGATCTTATTGAGGTTGGTGATGACTTTGGATTTGATGGTACTTACTCATAACTATGACGAAACAATTAGATAAAGCGTTTAATATCTCTCCTACAGAGGTTGTAGTAGAGGAAACGGTGGTAGAAGAATCTACTGTTGGTATACAAAAACCTAGCAGATTGACGCAAGATGATATAACTAAAGATTATGAGTATACTAGAGGTAATCTTTATAGTATAATTGAAAAGGGACAAGAAGCAATTAATGGTATTCTTGAACTTGCTCAAGAAAGTGAAATGCCTAGAGCATATGAGGTTGCAGGACAGTTGATTAAGAGTGTTTCTGATGCCACTGATAAATTAATGGATCTTCAG